ACCTTCATACTCAAATGGTTCTTTACCTATTTCAGTTCTATATTCCGCAAAGTCTTCTGTTGACATACCAACTTCATTACCACCTTCGTCTTTAAGGATTATCTTTGTTGGCATAACCATAATATTATCATCCCAGTCGAATGAATAATATTTCATGTCAGGAGTACCCTCCTCATCAATTCCCTCTTTAAAAATTCTTCTATTAACTTTCATATAATTAAATGGCTAAAAGGTGGGGAATAAACCCCACCTTATTTTTTGTTTTAGATATTTTCAAACGACGCTCCTGTTGGAGTAATGTAGAATGTGATATCAATGAATTCAAGTGACTTAGTTGGTTTGATGTAAATCTTACCTGTCATTTGGTTTCTATCTAAGTCAGCAGCATCTGAAGAAACTGTTACACGGAAATCGTATACCCCTCTGTCTCTTCTAATTGCGTCTAAGATAGGATTCACCGCATTTAAGAAGTCTTGTCTTACTTTCTCGTCATTCTGTTCGAATAGTAATCTTACAGAAACCGCTGAAATCAACTTACGAGCTTGTAGTAACAATCTTCTAACGTTTATTCTGTCAAGTGCAGACTCTCTAATCTGTAAAGTTTTGTTACCCCAAATAACCGTACCAACATCAGAGAAAGTAGCGATTGGGTTAAGTCTACCTTTATATAGAGTATCTCTATCTTCTTGAGTTAACTTCTTACGTGCTTTAATTGCGTTTACTATACCACGAGTGTAACCCGCTGATGCGAACCATGGGAAAGCGATATTATCTGTTAACGCTAAGTTTCTACAAACTTCAGCAGTTGCTGGAATGTAAATCTGAGTGTTATTTACAGTATCACGAGTTAGAACCCAAGGGTAGTAAGTACATGTATAGTTAGAATCGATTCCCGCAGTTTCTAAGTTGTCAACCGCTTCTTGAGGATAAATCAAGTCTAATTGGTCACCTGTTTGAGGTACAAACATATTGTAGTCAGGTGTAGTACAGATGTACAAGGAATCCGCTCTATCGTTTTCAACCATGTCAATCGCGGTACCTACCAATCCTGGATGATTTAAATAATCAATACCTGGTGTTACAAATACGTTAATATTAACCGCTTCAGGATTAGCAAAAGTTCTTTGTCCTAATAAGTATGCGTAGTAGTCAGTGTTTGCCCAATCTTGAGTATTGTCACCAACTGTGATTTGTTTAAACGCTCCCCACCCTGATGCAGTTGGGTATCTAAACGAAGGACACGCTCCTTTTAAATAACCTGACCTACCTAGAACAAAACGGTCTTGGTTGGTTCTATATTCTCTGTAAATATCCCAACCGTCAAAACCTCCTGAACATAAGAATGAGAACTTACGTGCGAATAATCTATAGTATTGGTTAGTTTCATCTTCAGGGTCTTGAGTAAATTCAGATGCTCCAACAAAGAATGCTGGTGTTCCACTTGTACTAAATGCTCCTGAAATTGTAATTCCACTTGCGTTTTTATCCATGTGGTAACCTCTAGTTTTGTATGCCCATTCATCACCTGAAACATCAGTACAAACATCCAATGGTAATTGTTTACCTTTATAAGTGTAAAAATCAACGTCAAAACCAATAGTGTCAGAAATACCCAAATATGTTCTTCTCACATTATCTCCTGCACTTCTTACGATATCGTCCGCTCCTGAAGATAAACCAAATGGTGGGTTATAAACAACCTCACCTGGGAAGTCATATTTAGTTTTGTATATTGGGAATGGAGGTCTAAGACCTGCGTATTCTCTAAATGCGTAACCTTGGAATCCACAAGGTAATGCGTCTACAGGAGCGTCAGGATTAAGTTCCAACATTATAAATTTAGAGTTTAATTCATATTCACCGTCTACTGAACCAACTTTTTTACCAACGAAATTGTTGTTACTTGGGTCAAGTGAACAGTTAGTGAATTTTTCTAATACTGTAGGTGCTGAATCAGAGTCAAAGAAATCTCTAACAAATAAATCAAATGTTCCGTTTCCAAATGAAATGTTAGCAATTGAAATCTTAACCTCGATATTAGCCGCGTCACCGTCAGCGATTGTTGTTACTTTGAACAGGTTGTAAACTTTATTACCTCTAAGTTCAGATACAACCCAAGGTGACATAGGTGATTGATATTTTTCAAGGTACCACGCGATTGATGTAGGGTCATTACCTTGTCTTGCGTCAGGTAAAGCGGTTAAACTACAATTTAATCCTCTAATGTATCCTTTTCTCCATGCGTAATTTAATAACGCTTGGAACCTTTCTTCGACAAATAAAGGAACTTCTCTTCTTGGTTTTGCGAAGTTAGATGCTCCAAACACTTTAGAAAGATATTTAGGGTCTGAGTTTTGGAATGATGTTTCAAAGAAGAAACTTTGACCATCATTATTAGTTACGTTTAGACCAAAAGTTGCATATGGGTTTTTAGTAACCGCACTATAACCATTTGTACAATCCATTGATACGTCAGTTAATCCTGTAACTTCGTATACCGCTCCGTCATCAGAAGAATACGTTGCCAATCCTCTTGAACGGAATGTTGCGATTACTAAATCGTCATAGTCAGTGTAAGCAACACCATCAAACACATATAATGTACCAATCAATTTACCTGTGTAACAATTTACAGGAACAGGTGAAGGTGTTGGTGTTACATTAGGAAGTGGTGTTGGAGATATACATGGATTAACAGGTGATGGTGAAGGTGTTGGTGTGGTTAATGGTACTGTTGTTGTAGTTGTAACAGGTACAGGTTGTAAATCTGATACAACACTAAAGAATGAGAATCCACTATAAATTGCGTTTCCTAAGTTATCAAAAGTTGCATAATACCATGGGTCGTTTTGAGATGCACAATAATTAATCTCAGAAGCGTTAACGTTCTCAACACCGAATACGTTAGTTTCCGCGGTAAATGTTGTTGACAACGCACTATAAACATCTCCTGAAATTGGTCCGTAGTAGTAAATAGAAGTTGCCTCTGTAGATGGAGTTCTTAACACATCAAAAATTTGATTAATCATATTTTCATATAATGTAGAAGTACTACCATCAAAATTCTCATATGGTAAATATAATTTTTCTAAAAGGTAATCAGGAATGTCTGCAGTGTCTAAGACAATGGTCGATGAATTATTTGTACATCCTGTAAAGTCAATTGCATAATCTATAGTTAGATATTCATCACATTGTTCAACACAGTTTACAGTGGTGCTAGACAAACAATAAAAATCAACCGTACTACAGTCAACGTTAGCCTTTGTACTTATAGACCAAGAAGGTCCAGCGTCGTAACCCGAAAGTCCTAAAACTCTAGTTACAAACAACTGATTAGATTGTTGTAAATATGATTTAGCAATGTATGCCGCCTCATACTTAGGAATTTGGGTGTTTATGAATTTCTCTGGAGACGTTCCTCCAAAATATGTAGAGAATTCATCAAAGTTTCTAATAAAAATAGGTTCAAATGCAGGTCCTTTAATTGTTTCACCCACAATACCTAAAGTAGTAACCCCAACGCTTTGGGCTACGAAACTTAAATCTACTTCTGATGTATATACCCCAGGGGATACGAATACTTTGTTTGCCATTATTAATTTCTTTTTTTAGCTATTGATTTATTTTTATTGATAAATATTAGATAAAAAACCAAAATACTTTACTTTGTAGTAACTATTTATAAATTGGGTAGAATAAATTCTGCCTTTTTTCTACCATGTCTGACAATAAGAAAATAAAGAATTTAAAGATATCAGTTGAGGTTCACGATATACTTAAAAAATATTGTGATAAAAAGGGAGTAAAGATGTATAGGTTTTTAGAAAAACTTATAACTGATAAATGTAAAGAAAAACCTGATATATACGGGGAGAATTAAATTAGATTAATAAACAACTCTAATTTAGACTCTAAAACATCGTCATTTTTTTCTATTATAATTTTTAACACATCGTTTGTGTTAATTTGAATTTCACTAACATCTGAACCATAATAATCGTTGTTAATATAAACATCAAAAGTATTAATATTTTCACTTAACCCGACAAGGATATTCGCGGTATAATTAAATAATTGAGACAAGGTTGTATTACCAATAACAAAAATTAAATTTTCAGTAAAACTTGATGGGTCATCATCTTTTTTAACTTTTCTTTTTGTTGTTCTAGTATCAACTTCCACAACTTGTAGTAGTCTATTTATTGCAGGAGACACCTCAAATTCATCTTCATCAATTAAAAACCCTAACATAGTAAATTCATAACTTTGGATATAATATTTTCTTTTCTCAGCATCTAAAACAGATTCATCAGAAATATTATTCATAACTATTGGGATATAATGTCCTTTAATTACTTGATAGGCTTGTCTTGATGAAAATTTCTCTAAAACAATTTTATTAAACTTATTTAATTCCCTCATTCTGTTACAAAGTATTTTAACTTGATAAGTAATATCGACAGGAACAGGTTGAGGTATTTTATATATGTCCATACCATGTCTATTACCATCCCATGTAGGAACTTGAGCATAAAAATATTGTCTTCTATTTGGTATGGTATATAATAAAGACGGGTTTGTACCATACTTAACTTCGGGAACTCTTACCGTTGTAATAAAAGGTAATTCAACATTTTTGTCTAAATTTTGTATATCCCAAGTTTCAGTAAACTGAGACCAATTTTGAGTTGTAACAATTATATCTATAGTCGGGACTGTTTTCCCTTCAACACTTAGTTTTAACTCGTCTTTTACAAAATCTAAAAACCCCCTATCCAAATCAGCGTGTAAAATAGATTTTGGCAGATATGTACCATCTTTATTAATTTTTTCAACTAATTCTTCCCTTCTAGGTAAAAGAGTTTTAGATGAGGTTAAAGGTATATTCTTTTTTATTTTTTTTGGTAATGGCATTATTTTAAAATTTGAGGCATTTCATTAAAAATCGCCATTGTCTTTGAAACGACTTTGTAATTACGATTATCAAAAATTAATATCTCATCATTTTTTGAGAAAGCTATTTTATCTACTTTTTTACCTGAATAATCTCTCATACCATAAGTATTAATTGTAAACACCCCGTTTTTATCGGTATAGGAAGATAAAGGTTTTATTTGATAACTAACACCGTCAATTATAACATCAACACCTCCCCATCTATCCATTTTAGAACCAAAAGGAAAATATACAACGTTATTGGTATTCATTTTATTTAAAAACTTGTCAACCGAATCCTTTTCTAATTTAAATCCCCTTTCAATTGATTTCCATTGTCTATCAACTAAAAGTTTGACAAAGTTTTTATCTTTTTTAAATAGTTTTACCATCCAATCAACAATATCCCCTTCAAAAACATCATCAAAATATTTTAAATAAATTAAATTGTGTATTTCTTCTTTTGTATCAAAAAAATTCATTATCGACCAATCTTCTCTAGGGTCCCCAATTTTACTACCTATTGTGTGTATACCTCTCAAACCTGGTGAAAAAATGGGTGTCTCCGCTTTCCAATGTCTAGGAAAAGCTTTTTCTAACGCAGTTCTAATATTTGATGAAGTTATACCAATCTCTTCTGTTTTTTTAACTCCTTGATATTTCGGGTATGCTAATTCAAAATTTTCTTTAGTTATTGCAATAGTATTTTTTTCAGGGTTTATTATTAAATCCCCTTTGTTAAAAATGAAATCTCCTGACGCTCCTTCAATCTTTATTTTTCCATCAATTGGGTCGGGGTCATTAACTGGTAGAACACTATTAAAATAATATCTTTTAGTTGTGCCTTTTTCAAAAAGACCTAATGTGGTGTAGGTATATTTTGTCGGTTCTGATTCAGAGGTTTCTTCAGACTCTATCAATCTACTTGACACAATTTCAGAAATTACAAATAATTTGTTTTTTTGATTTATCATGTCAACTTCCTTGGCGGTATAAACAGGTTCTTCAGTGTCTTTATAAACAAACGAATCATATTTATATGGGTTATATGTAACAATTTTACTTGACGATTCTTCAGGTATGTTATCACAAGGATATTCACAATAATCTACTAAAGTACCAATCACAAAGGCGTGAACATTCTTTGACATTTCTTGTCTAACACGTTGTTTCCCGCCCTGTCTAACTCTAAACTCAACATTTTTAAGTTTTACATAATCGGCATGTAAAATAACTTTTGACTTATATGTTACAGAAAATGTGTGTTTATGTAAATTATAATAAACCATAACTTTTTTACCTCGGTAATCTTCTTCAGAATTGTTATGACCACATTTATGACAAATAAACGGGTCATTACCACCATCACTTAAGTCCCAAGACCAACCACAATTATCACAAATAACTTCTTGATTAGAAATTTTTTCTAATAATTTTGTTTTTTGTTTTTCTGTAATTAATATTTTCATTTTTTCTTTCTAACTTTATTAAATCCCCTTCTAATTTTATCATTATATTCTCCCCCTACAATCGTTAAAAAATTGTATCTTTCAAAATCAATGTCAGGGTACTTAGTTTTAAATATTCTACTAACTCTTTGTATCACCCAATTTTCATAAACTCCAAAGTTGTCAGGTTTATTTCCTGGCCCACCTTGTTTAATGTCGTCATTCAAACTATCAATAGCATAATTAACAAATTCACCTATTTCATATATTCTTCTTAATACACCAATCTGATTTTCTGTAATTATTATATTCATTATAACCCTCTAAATTCATTGTCAATAACCGCCGATGCGGTAATTGTTCTGTAAAATGGTTTATACCCTGCATAGGTATGTTTGTTGTCAGATATTACACGACCATCATTATTTACAGTATAATACCTAACTCTATTCTCAGTTTCATAATATCCAATATAATCTCCATAGTTTATATCAATACCTAATTCATCCAATTGTCTTTGATAGATTGATATTCTGATGTTACCAGGTTCGGTTTGATTTATTTTAGAATTTCCTAAGTTTTTATTTTCAGGGGCTGAAATTTGTACAAATGCTTTAAACTCAACAGGGGGTAAAAATTTTACACCATCTTTTACAGTTTCACCATAAACATCATCTGTTTTTGTTTTTAATCTATCTACCCTGTAAAGGACTAAAGTAAAGTTCATATCACCATATAACCACTCCTCACCTATTGAGAGGTCTAAGTTATAATCTTCGGCACCGAAAAACTTACCTATTCTTGTTATTGGAACTTTATTTGTTGACATATTGATAAATATCCATTCAATTGTTATTTTTATTAAAACGTAAAACGAATAGTGTCTGAAAATATATCAAATCTAATTGAACAGAGAGCACTTTCAATCTTGGATTCATATTCAGGGGCGAATAACTATATACTAAAATTAAAAAATCAGAAAGATAATAATAAAAAATTTTATCCGACTAGGTCTCAATCAGACTATATTATATCTTTTCATGATAAGTCCCCAAAAGTAGGAAAAAAATGGGTTGACTTGGACCCTTATTTCGCAAAGAAAATCGCAGATGAAAAACTCTACATGGAAATTCCAAAACAAATTTGGGTAGAGAAATTATTAGCCGAAAAAGAAAAATCATATCATATATGGGGTAAAATATTCGAGTCTCAAGAAAACCATGATTTTTGGGTCCCTAAAGCCGCGTTATTAAAAACCCATAAAGTTGAAAAGATTGATATAGATTATTCTAAATATTCTCATAGACCTCCTCTTGAGCACCAAAAAGAAGCTATTGAAAAATTAGCAGGGTCAAAGAGATTTATTTTAGCGGATGATATGGGATTGGGTAAAACTACATCAACGATAATCGCCGCTTTAGAAAGTAATGCGAAAAGAATATTAATAATTTGTCCTGCATCACTTAAAATAAATTGGGAAAGAGAGATTAGAAATTATACCGATAGAAGTGTTTATATTGCCGAAGGGAAGAATTTTTCAACTGAACATGATTTTGTTATTGTTAATTACGATATTCTAAAAAATTTTTATGATATTAAAGAAAAAGAACAATCACTAATATATCAATTTGACCCCGAATTAATCATTATTGATGAAGCTCATTATATTCAAAACGCTCAAGCCCAAAGAACCAAACTTGTTAATAATTTTTCTAAAAAAGTAGACAAACTTTGGTTACTGACAGGGACTCCAATGACATCAAGACCTATGAATTATTACAATTTATTAAGTCTAATTGAAAGTCCTGTCGCCCAAAATTGGATGGCTTACGCAATTAGATATTGTCAAGGGTATCAATTTAAAGCTGGTAATAGAAAAGTATGGAATGTGACAGGAGCTTCTAATTTAGAAGAGCTTAGAGA